GGGGTGTATGGCCCGCGTTAAGGTTGCATTCCCGGCCCTTCCAAAGGAATTTTACGCCGTTTTCATGGATCGGTTAAAGGATAAGGATTTCAGCGACGAAAGACTGGTTGCAGCTGTAAATAACGTGATCGACAATTGTCAGTACCCAACCCCAACGCTGGCAAACTTTCTGAGCTTCGATAAACGGGTGAAACTGTATGACTACAACGAAATGTGTTCGGCTATTTCCAGCGGGTCCGCTTCGTCAAAGTCCTTTGAGAAAATTAAAATTTCAGGATCATTGTTTTGGATAAAAAATACTGATAAACAGATATATAACCTACCTAACGAATTATAAAATATGAAAGTTTACATTTCAGGAAAGATAACCGGACTGGAACTTCCGGTTGCTCAATTCAACTTCTCAGAGGTTGAAAAACAGCTAATTGAGTTAGGACACGAACCCATTAACCCTCTATCCGACATCGAACATAGTCGGAGCTGGGAGCAACACATGGTTAGGGATATTGAGCTTCTACTCGGTTGTGACGCGATCATGTTGATGGATAATTGGATGTTTTCCACCGGCTCCAGGATCGAAAAATACATTGCAGAGGAGCGGAAAATGAAGATCATGTTTGCTTCCGAGCAGGTTTTGGAAGGTAGCGTTCAATGGGTGAAGAACGCTGTTAAGACCGTCACAGGCATCGACTTTGAGAAGTTCACGATTAAGAGCCGGAAACGGGAGTTGTTTTTTGCCAGAACGCTGTTTATTAAGATGGTTGATGATTTCGATGTCTTTTCAAGTGCCGAAATCGGCGAACTTACACACCGGTCGAAAAGTGATGTAAACTATGCCCTTCGGACGTATGAAAATGAGTACAAGCTCAATAAGAAATTCCGGGACATGGCCGACAAAATCAACCAAATCCTAAACCCCAAACCGTGAAATACGATAACATCATTGCGATTGATCCGGATGTTGACCAGTCAGGCGTGGCTGTTTTGGATGTACCCAAAAAGAATATCGTGGTAGCGTGTCTGTCATTCCCGAAACTGCTCGATTTCCTAAGTGAATGCAAAGAAACGACAAAATACGATGGCCCTGTTGTTGTTTATGTCGAAGCGAGCTGGTTGATCAAACACAACTGGCATCAAGGTAAGCGAGATAATTACGGCACCGCGAGTGCAAAGGGCAACTCCACCGGCCGCAACCATGAAACCGGCCGAAAGATCGTCGAAATGTGTAAGCATTACGGTCTGGATGTGGTTGAAATTCACCCGCTGAAAAAGTGCTGGCATGGCCCGGATGGGAAGATCACACACGAGGAGATAAGCCATTTTATTCATGGATTTCCGAAACGTTCCAATCAGGAGGTTCGGGACGCTGCGCTGATTGCCTGGCATTACGCCGGCCTCCCAATAGTCGTAAAATCAAAAACTCAACTATATGGCAAACAATAATCTTAATGCTGCAAAGGGTGTCTTCAACGGCCTGTTGATCGGTGCCGCTATCTGGCTCGTAATAATTCTATTATTCATCTTATAATCAACAAAATGACCGCAACAAAATCATTTAAAGGAAAGGCAATTTATCAACCAAAAGGAAAAGCTGCCGAGTATGCAGCTTGGGCCTGTAACTTCTATGTGGGGTGCAGCAATAATTGTTCCTATTGTTACTGCAAGAAAGGTATTCTGGCCGGAACCATGGGTCAGAATAAACCCCAGCTAAAGAAGTGCTTCAAAGATAAAATACACGCTTTTAATTTGTTCATGATAGAACTGGATGTAAACCTTGTTCAGCTTCAGAAATGTGGTCTGTTTTTCAGTTTCACTACAGATCCGATGTTATATGAAGAACTAGACCTTACACTGGATTCAGCCATGAACGCCACCATGCATGACGTTCCGGTTAAGATCCTGACAAAACGCGCTGATTGGGTTGACGAGTTCCTAAGATACTTCTCCAGGTATGAAGTTGATCTGTATTACCTGTATCACAAGGATAATTCGCTTGAATCAAAGAAGCATCTTTGGGTTTTTGGCTTTACCCTCACCGGACACGATGAACTGGAACCAGGTGCCAACACCAACCAGGAGCGTATTGAGGCCATGAAAAAGTTACACAACGCCGGATTCAAAACCTTTGCCAGCATTGAGCCGGTGATAAACACCGAGATCAGTTACAGTATGATCGAGCAGACAATTGGATTCTGTGATCTATATAAAGTGGGCCTACTTTCCGGGGCCAAATACGACAAAAAAGCGTTGAAGTGGTTTGTACTGAAAACCATGTCATTAGTTAGGTGTAACCACGGAAGGTTGTATTTCAAAGACAGCTTGGTTTCGGCGATTGGTGCAACCCGCGAGGATATGAAACTTTGGCAGTGGGGTGGATGTCTCGTTGATCGGGATTACAACATATTCAACTGCTGCGCCTGTGGAGTTGAAGAAACAACTGGTTGTATCGAGGATGACAATAAGGTAATGTGCTGTAACATCTGCGGAAAGGAGGTAAGATAATGAGAAAAGTATTATTCAAAAAGTGGATTCCGGCTGTTGAATCGCCGAAATATTTATCATTCAAGAAATTACAACCTGAATATGACTTTTTATATCACGGTAAACACACCGTTGACGGTACTGGATGCTACTCTGACTTCATTCACGAAGGCTTATTCCACCAGTGGGCAAACGACTATGAAGAATCAACTGCTGGCTTCGGAAACTACACCGTCGCACTTATTGAGGTAGCAGGCGGCACTATCGAGAAGGTTTTACCCGAAAATGTAAGGTTTGTTGAATCCATTAACGAAAATTAAAACAGAAACCATGAAACAATATACAGTTGCAGTAGTTTTTGACCATACTGGAAGATCGGTTTTACTTATGCTCAAAAACAGACCGAAGTGGCAGGAGGGGAAATTTAATTTTCCGGGTGGAAAGGTTGAAAGTGAAGAAACGCCCATACAGTGTGTAGTGAGAGAATTTAAAGAAGAGTGTGGTTTGCTTATTGAACCAGAAAGGTGGAATTACACCGGCATTTTTTCAGGAAGCGATGAAGCGTGCGAGGGCAATTATTACTATGTTCATGTATTTGCAACAAAAACCACAGAACATGAATCTCCCTATGCAAATGAAGATCAAGAGGTTTATTGGTTTTTAAACGGAGCACTTCCTGATAATTGCATTACAAACATTAGGTGGATAATACCTCTCGTACTTAACAACGTTCACTTTTTTAATGTAGAATATCTACCATGAAAGCAATCGAATTCCCTGGCGTTAACGTCAGAATCGCCGAAAACCAGCCAGAATACGAAACCCTGCCGGTACACATGAAGCCCGGCGATAAGTCAACCGGGTACCTACATGAGATTACCATGTGTTTTGAGCTCGACGAAGCGGAGAAAAAGCAGGTAGCAGAAACCGGCCAGATGTGGTTCACGGTACTGCAACCGGTCCAAAGCCTTTTTCACCCGATCAAAATGAGCGTAATACAGCCGAAATTATAGAAATTAGTCTTTTACAATCATCAAACTGACCGAAAGGGAACCGCAAGGCATAGCCAGTTTTCAGAGCTGGCTTTTTTATTTTCCGCGTATTTATTGAGGTTTGTGAGAATTGTGAAAATATTTTCGCAGAAACTAAAAAAAGTGCCGGGAATGTTTGGTACATTCAGATATGACTGTAACTTTGTAGTGAAAATTTAACCGGGCGGCAACCAAACAATACGGCAATAGAAACATGGAAGCAACATTCAAAGTAAGAAAAAATGACGGTACTCAATTCACTGTCAGGTTATTACCAATCAGCATTAAGGATTCATACAAGAAATTAGGAGTTGACGGAGGTTGGGATAAGTCAGCCGAGATCGAAATTGATGGAGTTTATTACGGATGTAGGGCCTCGCAGGCCATCCAAAATGGCAAGAGTGTTCAAACCGTAAAAATTTCGAGTTTCAGCAAGGACATACAAGAGGCCCTGAATATCCCAATTAGTATGAGGAAAAGCGACATACACATTGTCGCAACAAACGACTGGCATTCTTTGTATTTGAGCATGCTTGAAGCTGCCGAAGAGCAATTCAAAATTGATGCAGATCAAGCGATTTTCAGTAAGATTACATTTGTGTATCACACAACTCATAAGTATTTTGCATTCAGGTGGGATTCAGATTTGGATTCTGATTATATTTTCTACAACACAAAAATCAGGAACCTGCAAGATGTACTGAAATATGTTGACCACAACGTGTTGTCGCAATACGAGACGGGATTAGATGAGGGGGATCATTCACTGCAGTACTCGTATGAAGTTCCGGTCTCAGACATTGATAAAATCATCAACATGTCATTGCCGGGCTTAGAGGAAGCAGCCAAGAAGAAAGAAAAGGCTGAAACATACAAAATAGAACAGGCAAAAAAGCAAGCAAACATTGAAGCTGGATGTATCTATTTTCACTGTGAGAGTGCACCTCATGACGAAGATATGAGTAAGGTAATCTTGACCCGGCCGGCTCCAAGTGCCGGAGCATTCACGCCGCAACACCGGATTTCAGATACTCTATTTGCCCGAGTTAAGAAATTTTCACGCTACTACAGTGCAGAGTTCCTGGAGGATTGTGATATGTTCACCTCTTCCCCAGGATGGAGATTCTCGAAGGATGCAATTGAAGAGTTGATGAAAACCAACCGAGTATTCATTGATGATATTGAAGTAACAAAAGAATAGATTATGCAAATTGAACATCTTACGGTCCTTGGGAATGCGGTAATCCGGGATTCCCGCGACATCAATCTGAAAACTCTTGACACGCTCAGGAGTTTTCAGATTTCATCTGGAGTTACAGAGCTTCCGCTGCCACATTCTGGCCTTAGTGTAAAGGTTACGGTAACCAGCGATGGGGCTTTGTTTGACGTGAAAAAAGGGGATAATATCGCGTTCTTGAATGCCTGTTGTTTTAAAAAAGAACACAGGGAAACAATTATGAGTCTTGTCAAGCCGATATCATCTCAATTGTATAAGTGCATTATCCAAGAACCGGCACTCGACACATTTTTGTACACGGTTCCGGTATTGCCATTTTATTTAACCCCGGACGAGGCTATGCTGGCCGGTGAGGTTGAACTGTACATCTACTACTCGCTTTATCTTGCGCTAAAATGACAGACGAAGAATTGATCAAACACAGGAAGCGGATAGGGGAAAGAATAGCCCAAATCCGGAAAGAACAGAAATTATCTACTTACCAGCTGGCCGAAATGACCGGCTTACAGGCCTCAAATATCACTCGTATTGAGAAGGGACACTATTCAACAGGGGTGGATATCCTGAGTAGGATTTGTAGTGCATTGGGTAAGGGAATCGACATTGTTGATATAGTATAAGTCCATGTAAATCGTAACATTTTCATATCTTTTTTGAAGGGTGTACTACAGCGGTACACCCTTTTGTTATTTTTGGGAAAAACCAACTGAAAATGGCCAAAGTTGAAGTCTCAAAAATAGAAAAACTGATCCCGGATAATCTCAATGCCAATAAGGGCACTGAATACGGCCATCACCTGATGGAAAAGTCATTCCGGGAGCTTGGAGCAGGCCGCTCAATTCTACTCGACAAAAACAACAAAATCATCGCTGGCAACAAGTCAACCGAGACTGCTGCGGCTATCGGCATGCAAGATGTGATCATCGTTGAGAGCGACGGAACAAAGCTGGTCGCAGTCAGGCGAACGGACATCGATATCGATACAAAACAGGGCCGGGAGCTTGCACTTGCTGATAACTCTACCAGTCAGGCAAACATTGAATGGGACGCTGAAGCTGTTGAGAAAATAAAGGTACAGTGGAAAGTTGAACCGGAAGAGTGGGGAGTACCCGACTTCTCCGATCCCGAACCTGAATCTGAACCGAAGGGCGAAAAGGTAATCGGTACCAAACTGATTGTGGAATGCGGAGATGTGACGAAGTTGAATGATCTATTTACCGAGCTACAGAAGCGGGGTTTTGAATGCGAATTAAAGTAATCGCGATATGAAATACAGCAAAAGGATAGTTAAGCGGATTTGCGACCTGATAAGCAAAGACAGCTATACGATTGCTGAAATTTGTGCAACTGTCGGAATATCAGAAAGATGCTATTATGAATGGCAGTCTGAAAACGCACAATTTGCAGAGTCTATCGCGCGGGCGAGGGAAAAGTTCGATGAAATCCTTGTAAGAGAGGCAAAAAACTCCCTTCGCAAACTAGTGAACGGCTACGACGTTGAAGAGAAAACCACCATATACGTTGAATCTTCTGATAAGGATGTAAACGGGGTTAATAAGCCGAAAATCAAGGAACAGAAGATTGTCAAAAAGCATTTTCAGCCAAATCCCAGCTCTGTTGAGTATGTCCTGAATAACAAGGCCTCGGATGAATACGAGAACCGGCAGACCAATAAGCTCACCGGCAAGGTTGGCCTCGACCTGTTTTCAAAAATGAGCGATACTGAACTGGATGACCGGATCAAAGCGCTCGAAGAGAAGTTGAAACAAAAAAATCAATAGCATGAAAGCATTATTCTATAAAGGCGAAGATATTACTCTCACATTCAAATCCACTGTCAGCCTTGCTGGATATACAAAGGTCGTTAAGGTTTTCACGTTTGGCAGCTCAGTAAAGACTGCAACCGTGGCCGCCGTCGATAATTACACCTTCACTGCCACGATCCCGAAAGCCGACACCGCGGACATCCCGGCCGGCAACCTGAATATCGTGATTGAATTCACCGATGGCTCCGGCAACAAGAAGATCAGTAAGTCTATCGAATGCAGGATCTCTGATGCTTACGTGGATGGGGGCGAGCGGGAAAACATGGCTATATCGGCAGACATTGTTTTCATGACTGATCTGAGTTTCTCTGTTAATTTCCTTTCGGTTGACGAGATCGAAAATACAGTTTCGAGTCACATCAACAACACCACCAATCCCCACGGACTCACCAAAGCACAAATTGGGATTGCAAATGTTGATAATACCTCAGATGCCAGTAAGCCGATATCGGCCGCTGTGCAAACCGCGCTTGACGGGAAGGCTGCATCCAATCACAATCATTCCGGGACCTATGAGGCTTCCAATACAAACATACAGTCCCACGTATCCAGCAGTTCCAACCCACACAGCACAACTAAATCTCAGGTGGGTCTGAGTAATGCTGACAACACCAGCGACGTCAATAAGCCCGTTTCCACAGCTCAGGCGACTGCAATAGCCACTGTTCAAACAACCGCCACATCGGATGCCGCGGCGATCGTGAGACTACACAATTCATCCCTTGTTTTTCAGGGGTTCGCATTTATTGCGACGGCAACACCGGCCCATGCGGTAAACTATGCTTGGGTTTGCGCTGAATCGGGGACCATATTTGGCCTATCTGTTGCAAAAGGCCAGATCATTTACAGTAACGGAACATCGTTTACTGTTGAATCCGCGGAGCTGAAAAACCAGAGATACTACCAGACTGATTACCTGACTCCCGGAAATAACCTGTATAACAAAATCACAGCTGTATCGGGGGCCAGAATCAACTACCAGACAGGCGGTATCACAGCCGATGCGACATTTTGGTATAGTGACTTTATCCGGATTAAACCGTCTACTCAATACAGCGCGATCAACGGGATCCGGTATTATGCATTTTACAACATCAACCGGGATTTCATAAGCGGTGATTGGGGTATTGCGTACACAGTCACATCCCCGGCTAATGCTTACTACATCAGGTTCTCACACGTCTTAACACAATGTCCGATTGCAAACGGGATGTTTAATGAGGGGGCTACGGCCTTAGCGCTCGAGCCTTTCATGCTCTCCGTTAACGGTCAGAAAATTGTTCAAACAACAGGGACCAGTATAACCGATGTAATAAGCCAAAAGGTTGTAACCGACCAACTGGCAACGCGTGACGCTGCAATTGCCTTGTTACCGACCAGAACCCACCTTAATGATGCTTATGCGTTCATCACTGAAGGCGCAAATTTCGCAACCGGGGCAACCATTTCAAACGGGTATTACCTATACAACGCCGGCGATTTTTACAGTAGCAATGACTATCGTGCAACCTCGAAAATAGTGATCCCAAACGGCGCGAAGGTAAAGGTCCATTTAGGGGCTATTTTCGTTGGCGCACTTGGCGTTTGTCACTGGATTAACGGGGTTTTCATTGGTGGATATAACGCTTCGTCATCCATTTATTCGGTTAGTGGATCGGAAGGAATCTTTACGTTTTCAGCAGAAGAGTTTCTCGCTCCAGGCACGCACGAAATAACGGTGTCCGGGTTAACAAATCTGGCAACATACCTAAGGGTGTACGCCTATTCATCGTCGGCTTATGTACCTACAGACAATTACGGTAAACTGATCGACATTCCGAGCCTGACCACAAGAAGCAACGTTCCCGGAATCAGGGTATATAACAGCTCCGGCGTTGAGGACAGAACGGCAATCGGGCTGAGTTCAGCGTACTACATTTTAGCAACCAAATTACAATCCGGGCACAATATCCGTTTCCGGTTTCGGATTACAGAAGATCTGATCGCGGCGCAAAAAACCGCCGTCATCTTCTCCGCAAAAACCATCTCCATTACCGCTGTTGGCGTGGCGCTCTCACAGGTCACCAATACTTTCACTTATGAAAGCACTGAGTACACCAGATACCTACCCCTGTTTTCGGGCGGGGTTACGATAAACGGAGTTGGAGTAAACCAGGAATATCACCGGCAGATTATCGGGGAGTGTGCATTTACCATCCGGTACGCCGGAACCGTGACCGATGATGTGACTATCGAGAATACCGGAACTGAATTCATTGTCCGTAAAAACGGAACGACCATTTCAACGATCTCTTATGCCACATACTCAACCATGGATCAGCTGTTCACACAACTGAAGTTGATCGCAGATATTGAGGTTGGTTATGGCGGTATTGATAGCCGGACATGCTCGGAGTTGGCGAAGTTTGGCCAGGCAAAGTTGGTGAGTGACTATTACGATGCCACAAACGGATATTACCGGGCTAGTGCGAAATTTCATATCCCCTATTCGGTTTGTGATCGCTGGCATGAGGTGGAGATCGTTGGCATGCGGGGTTACACATTTGTCGTTATAGATGGGGACACAACAAAACTATCCGGATCGATACTTTACAGCCAACTCACCCAGACAACAGAGCTGAAGTTCGGCGGCTATTGCGGGGTCCTGTTCAAAGATATAGAGGTTGACCAGACCACTTCACGGGATGCCGAAATGATATCCTATAATTTCAACGATATATCGGGCACCAAAACAGATATGATCATCTCGGAGTTTAACCCGCTCATTTTGATCTGGGAGGGACACGATATTGTTGATTCGGCCAGTGTTGACGTTGCAACCCACTCAGGAAACATCTCAACCACACCGGACAGGATAGAGGTTATGGCCAGTCTGGCAAAATCAAAAGGTTACGTACCGGTTACGCTGAATGATATCCGGGATTATTACCACAACGGTAAAAAGCTGCCAAAACGGTGTTACACCATGGTATTCGATGATTTCCAGTTCGATAATTACCTGAACCTAAGTAAAAGGGCAGTATTCACCAGAAACGGCATAAAGCCGACATTGGCGGTCTATAATTACGGGAATACCGTCACCCACAACGGGCAGACAATAACCGTTCAGAAAGCCATCGCAATAGGTCGAAACGCTGGATTTGGATTTGTTTCTCACACCCACGATCACCGGCGCATGCCCCTTTCACTGATTACGGCCTACGAGTCAGATTACCGGGATGATATTTTTGACGGTGACATAATGGAGGTTGATCCAAGCATACTGGTGTACCCTTTTGGTGATTACGACCTTTATTTAGCCAAAACCCTACACCACAACGGTTGCGCGCTTGGAATCCGGGTTGTTTACAGCGCCCCCAATCGGCGCAATTCAGACCCAATGCTACTATCCAGAATCGAAATAGGACTCAGGACACCAATCAGTAACGTCGTTGGGCAATTATATTAGCCATGAATAAGCAGGAGAAAATAGAATATCTGGCAATGCTGAAAGAAAGGTTGCTCCGGGCAAGTCGGAATAATCTGTTCATGTTCACCGTGGCCACGATGCCTACCTTCAAGCCTGCAGATTTCCACGTTCACTATTACGACGCGCTGGATCGGTTCGCAAAGGGTGAGATCAAGAAACTGATGGTGTTTATGGCCCCTCAGCACGGAAAATCGGAGGGTTCAACTCGCAGATTACCAGCGTATTCACTCGGACGCGACCCGGATAAAAAGATCGCCGTCATCTCCTATTCGGCCCCAAAGGCCAGAAAGTTCAACCGGGAGATTCAGCGTATTATCGACACCCCGGAATACAATGAGATTTTCCCTGAAACGACCCTCGCTGGTTCTGGATTTGCAAAACAAGGGGAGTTCGACACTTACATCAGGACAACTGACGAGTTTGAGATCGTCGGGCACCACGGGGGATGTAAAACTGTCGGCGTAAATGGTCCTCTGACAGGCGATCCGGTCGATATGCTGTTGATGGATGACCTGTATAAGGATGCAAAAGCCGCATGGTCTCCAACGGTGCGCGATAGTGTGGCAGATTGGTATGACTCTGTCGCCGATACCAGGTTACATAACGATAGTCAACAGCTGATTGTGTTCACACGCTGGCACCCGGACGATCTGGCCGGCCGATTGCTTGAAAAAGAAGGCGTATTTGACCCGATCACGAACCCGAATGGCTGGGTTGTCATCATCTACCAGGCAATCAAAGTAGGCGGGCCAACTGAATACGACAACCGGCAGGAAGGTGAACCGCTTTGGCCGAGCCGTCACAGTCTGGAGAAGTTGCTTGCATCGAAAAGCAGAAACCCTCATGTTTTCGA